AAGCTTTTAACCCCTCGGACATACGGAAATTGTAGCCTGGATCAATCCCTGCCTTAAACATCTCAGGCGTAAAGTCAGCCGTTCTAAAACGACCATAGTCTGCTGCGCCCGTGTTGCCGCCAATACCTAACAGCGTGTTGAGTTGGTTGAGATTGGCAACGCCCGACTCACGGTACGGCGCAAAGTCTGTGCGCTGTTGCTCATATATTTGTCGTTGAAAGGCTAACCCTTCGGCAGTTTGCGCTAATTGTTGCGTTAACGCATCGCGTTGGGCAACAAGTTGCTTATCGACCGTTGCGCCTTGAGCAGCAATTTGCCGATCTAACGCTTCTTTTTGCGCGGCAAGTTGTTGCTGCGAAATCTGATACGACAGTTGCCCTGACTCTCTTGCGGCTTCGGCCTGTGTGTTAGCAGCATCCCGCGCGGCGCGCGCACTATTTGCGCTACCAAGTAAACTTGCGCCTGCGCTAATCGCAGCACCAGCAATAATTCCAGCCATGTTAATTCTCCGTTAAGACTAGCCTAGCATTATTGTTTGCCAACGCCAATCTTTTATCTAACAAACCGCATTCAGGAATGACATACAACCGATCTTCGATTGCGTCTATGTCTGTACAACCGTCATGGTTGTCGTATACGTCAACCCACACAAGTTCTTCATCGCCCACCAACCCAACACGCCTTGTTCCCGCTGGCGCATCTAACTCCATTGGCGCGGTTAAGGTATGGATTTCATTGCCTAAGTTGACTGAAATTGTACCTTTTTCAAGCCTAACTTTATACGGCGATTTGTGCGCCGCGCCTACAATGACCGTGTTGGGCGGCACAATCATCGTGCGAATGTACTGACCATCTTTAAAAACGTGCGTCGTAACAATATCGGCCTGTGGCATTTTTAAAAGTTCGTCTTGCAGAACGTCAATCTTCTGCTGCAAGGTTGGCTTTAAAAAGTCAAGGTCAAAGGTCACCTTCATGTCACCAAGTTCCCTGACGTAGTAAAGGCGTGGATTGAGTAACCGTTAACGAAGGTGTAAGTGCCGCCCGTTGCGCGCCGTGGGCCAAGGTAACGGAAGACAAAGAATCCGCTTCCACCTGTGCCACCAGGCCCTACCCCACCGCTGCCACTAACATCGCCTTCTGACCCACCACCACCACCACCGCCTCGATTAGCTGCACCGTTTGCGCCCGCGCCTAATGGGCCTGATCCTCCGTTACCCCCGCCGCCTGAACCGCCCGCACCGCTGTAAGCTGCGCCGCCGCCGCCGCCATACACAACGGCGGTGCCGGTGATAGATGAAGTTGACCCCGCGCTACCGGCTTGACCTGCTGCGCCTGAAACGGTACTACCACCGTTACCCCCGCCTGCGCCCGCTGTGCCGCCTGGCCCTCCACCGCCGCCCGATGAACTTTGAACGCCGCCGCCGCCTGGGGGTGCGGTAAGGGTTGCAAACGTACTAGACCCGCTGCTGACTGCAATCGTTACGGGGTAAGACGTGCCTGAAAGCAAAAATAGCGAACCTTGAAGTACAGTACCGCCACCACCACCGCTGCCATATGTGCTTCCAAATTGGCTAGTGCCCCCATCACCACCGCGACCAACAAGCAAGTAATCCCCGTAAATACGGGAGTTAGTGCTTAACCCAAACGCGCCCGCTGATGCTGCGCCGATATTGGAGATGCGTGGCATTTAGGCGTACCTTGTTTGCGAAGCGATTACGGTAAACGCCGCGCTGCCGGTCTTGATAATGGCGTAAGTGTAAGAGTCTATTGAGCTTGCATTACCCGCGTTAGGTGCAATACCGCTTTGCCATTTAGGCGTAACCGCTACGCCGTCAATGGTGACCGCGCTGTTGTAGTAGGCGGTCGCACCTTGGGTGGCCAAGAAGGTCACGGTAATGGTTTGCCCCGTTGACATAAGGCTGTTGAGCGACGTTGTGGAGGACGCCCTAAAGTTCATTGTCCAATTGGCAGACGCATTGGTCGTGTAGTACAAGATAGATTGCGTACCCACGTCGTAATTGATTGTGCCGGTCGCCGCAGTTGCAGAAACGGTAGTCGATTCAACAATGTACCTAAACGTGTTGTTAGGGGCGTTAAGAAATTGAAACCTTGTGCCGTCGTATTCGATTAGCACCAAAGCGCCCGCAACAATGTCATTAGCAACTAAGGGTGTTGTGCCAAACTTGGTAATTGACTTGACCCCGAGCGTGTCGATGTCAATGGTTACTGCGCCGGTGTTGGTGTTTTGGGCGATAAAGCTAAACTGTGCGCCCGTAGCATAACCATTTAAAGCAGGGGTTGCTAAGCCGGTCAGCGTGTTTGTACCGGCAACCGTGATTAGGTTGCTAATGCTTGTGGTGTCGTTAATTGCGGGGATATCGTCATACGAACCGATCTGCACAAAAGCCGAAGTTTTCAACACAAACTTGTACAGCACTCCACCATCTAGCCAAATCTCAGCCGGTGTGCGCCCTGCTGCGTCCAACACAATAGGGTTGGTGTTGTTGGTTGTGCCGTCGCGGGTGGTGTAAGTTGTGGCTGGCGTGGACGTGCCCGCTAGGTAGGTGTATATCAAACCACCGGTCAAGGGCGCACCATTGGCATCTGAGAATTGCGCGCCCGCACCGGCAAAGGCTGAAAGATTGATCGACATTAGACTATCCCTGTAATGATGCCGTTGACGACCGTCACGGTTTTAGAATCGGTTGTTGTGAACGTACCGGACGCAGCACCCGTACCTGCGCCTAATTGTTCGTACATTGAATTGATAAACCTAAACCACTCACGCGAGATTAGACCCGTCTTAGGGTCAACAATGGGTACGCGCGGTGCGGTGATTTGGGTGGGGTTCATGCTTTGGTCGCCGCAACGTCAAGTTCAGCCGCCATGATGGCAATCTTGACCGGATCGGTGCCTGAAATCTCATACACCCGATCACGCAGCTTTTCAGTCATGCCAAGGCGACGCCAAATAACACGTTTGCCGTATTCGCCCACGCCGCCCATTGACTTCCAATGCTCGTTTGACCAAGTGTGACCACCATCGTCTGACCAACGCAGCATAACTTGAGGTTGCACAAAATCATCCTCGGCGATAATGATTTCAATCTGATCAACAATGCCAAGCGACCCTGATATGATCAAGGGGCTTACATAAATGAGTCCAGGCACTTCAGTTACACCTGGCAACCCGACACCGGCTTCACAGATTAGTTTGAGCGAGTGTTGAGTGGTGCGTGTAAAGTTATTGGTGCCCGTGGGCAGCGCGCGCCAAGAGCGCAACCATTTCTGAGTGCGTGGGCCATCTGCGTAGACTTCTAAATCAAAGGCGTACAAATTGCCGTTTTGAAAGTCGCCCACAATAATTTCTTGGTTAAACGACACTTGGCAATTGCTGCGGTGACGGCTAAAGTTGCCATTGGTAAAACTTGCCCGCTCATGCCACGCTTGCGCTGCCACATCGAACACCCAAGTTGCTTGTGCGGTAGGGAAGGTCAGGACGTAAAACGCATGACCGTCTTGCTGATAGGTGTAGGCAATGGCATCCGAGATGTCACCGTACTGTTGAATCTGCCATTCGACTGCGTGGGTGCTGATTCGCACACCGGTGTAGCCTTGTGATCGGTAGACAATCCCGCGCCCGCGGTCATCCGCACCTAGCCAAAACAACCCATTATCCAATTTGGCAACGGAAAATGTTGCAGCGCAACCAATCTCATTAAACGCGCCTTGGATGCGTTGTAAGGGAAAACCCGCACCGGCTGCGGCGTTGTACCAAACCTCAACCGAATTTGTACCAAACAACCAAATCTCGGAGTGGTCAGTAATGGATGACACTAAGTTGTCAGGATCGCCCTCTGCGCTTGCAAAATCAAGCGGGTCAATAGAGAGTGGGTCAAGCAACGCAGTCGTCCACACAAGCTGGCTATTGGGCTCTATAAACACAAAGTAGCCCGCTAGGTAAGACACCGTTAACGCGCCAGGGAAGTCGGGATCAGTAATCTGACCAAACGCGTTTGTTGTGGCGTTGTAGACAAAGCTCGGCCCATTGCAAGCAACAAACAAATGGTTGCCATCGTCTGTCATCGACACCGGCCCATCGTTGGCTACCACACCAAGCGTTGTGATAGCGTACTGGTCGTCAACTCTGTAAAGCGTATTGCCCGACACAACGTAGGCGTAACCACCGTATTGCCACAAGCCCCGCACGGGGCCTGTACCGACCGTTGTAACTAAACGCAGCCCAGGCGCACGGTTCAGAAACGCAGGTTCTAAACCGCCCTCGGCGACCACCTCGGGAAACAAGTTGATCATACGGTTGTCGGCAGCGTTGACGCTGCGAGCCGTATACGCGGAGCCGAGGATAGGTGAACGCATTAGTAGTTGCCCGCAAAGATGTTAAAGCGCTGACGCGTTGCAACAATTGAGTACGGCAACGACATAATATCGTCAGGATTGTTGATGCGCTTCAAGTTACGCTTAGAGTACATCGCAATACGCGACACTTGGGGGCTAGGCTCCACGCCAAACTCAGGTGCAATTTCACACGCCAAGTTGTAGCGAAAAGCGCGAAGATAGCCTGGCGGAAACGCCAAGGGCGTGGACAACAACGCCGGTGAAGTTAGTTCGTCTACCGACACAAA